TCTTTAGTTAAAAACCTTATACTATCCATAAGGGCATTTGATAAACTCTCCATACTCTAAATACTCTCATTATCTATTTGCCCTTACCTACAACACCAAGTCAATAACATTAGCACTATTATAAATACTCAAAGGTTTACCCTTTTTGTATTCTTTAAAGTCCTCTAGATAGGTTTCCATTATTGACCAACCAAAGTCCATCTGTTCCTTTGTCATTCTAAATACTTTAGATGCATAAGGATAAATCTTTTCTTGAGCTACAAACATAAAGTCAGTTACCTTATATCCAGCAGCTTCCATGCCACGTCTATAGTATGCAGCTTGTAAGTCATATCTAAACTTTTTAACTGACTTAGCAAAGGTGTAAGGCTCAACTGATTGTGTAGTTTTGTAATCCACTATAACTATCTCATCTTTAGAGTTAGGGTTATCTAAAGGTGGACATATCAAATCAGGTCTACACTTACACAGCACATCATCTTCATACCAATAAAAACTACTCTCAGCCACTTTACCTTTAGCATCAAGATAAGCATTGCCTTCATAAATCATCTTATCCTTCATGCTAAAGATAGTGCTTGCAACATCTTCATGTAACACTATACGATCATATGATTCGTGTTCAGCCTTCTCTTCTTTATATGCTTTTGTGTAGGGTGAGCCACTCATGACCCATACTTCTTTATCAAAGGCTTCCTGACCTTCTACAAGCAATAAATGAGCTGCAGTACCAAACCTCATGGCTGGTGTTGTTTCTTGTTGATGCTCTATTGCATGTAATTGTGATTCACCAAACCTTCTAATAAAACTACTGCTAACACCAACACCTGCATGATAGTCTTTGTTAGGTATATCTTTAAACACCCATGCTTTGCCACGTTGCTGGGACTGGTATTTTTTAAGCTCTTCAATCATTGCACTATACCCATAAGATACATGATCTCAGTCAATGATTCTCTGACCTTATATTCATCATTGCCAACCTGTACTAAAGTATCACCAGTTAAAGGATTTTTGTAATAACCTCTAACCTCTCTTCTTGGTAGGCGTATCTCTCCACCGCCTACTATGTTGAATATTACTTCCATTATTTACTCCTCTTTTTAGTTAGTTTTACTTCGTGACCTTGTTTAATTAACCTAGCTCTTTTTCTAGCCATGTAGAATAAGTCTCTAGTCTTGATGGCAACTACCCAACCTAAGCTAGGTAGTTTTACTTCTAAAGTGTATCTAGTCATTATGCACCCCCTTCATGGTAAGCACCTAAATCGCCCTCACCAGTATTGTAATCAAGCCAATAGCCACAAGCATCACAATCTTCGCGATTGCTTGTTTGGTCTAATGTTGGGCGTTTACACTTAGGGCATTCAGAAGCCTGAAGTTCAAACCCACCAGTTCTTTCTATTCTTATTGTCATGTTATTTAACTCCTTACTTTTATTTAACATAACGTATTATAAACATATGTATATAAATATGTAAATAAATTAATTAATTTATTTTAAAGGGTTCAATACTGGCACTTGGCTAAGTGTATCTAAGGTTTCTTGTAAGGAATCTATTTCTAGGGTTGGGGTGATTATCTTTTTATCAAAGGTAAAGTAGGTTTGCGAAGTAGTATTTGGTTTGAAGAGAATTCGCTTATGTTCTTGGCTAAAGAAAACGAAAGCAAGAATATCACAATGATAGTTCTTATAAATCTCTGACATTGATCGTGATGTTTCAGATGCAAAAGTGTATTTACCTTCTTTAGACTCTCTTCTGCTTTTGACTTGAACTGTGTATTTTGCATTGGCAAATTCTACCATTAAATCTGCAGGATGTTTTTCTTGGGTTGCATAGCAAAAGTCAGCGTATTCCAATAAGAATGTTTGTACTAAGGATTCACCCAAAGCACCAAGTCTTGAATTACTTTGATGATCTTCCGATGTTTTGTTTGGCATCTTTATTACACAATGCTAGTTGTCGTGAATTGTAAGAGCTTCTATTTGGTAGCTGCACATGATAACGAGAATCTAAAAGCTCTTCTGATGCTTCTAACCACATTCCCATTTCCATTAAGGCTCTTGTCCTTCTGAAGTTCATAAAACCATTTATGCCAAGATTAAACACTAGGTCTATGCAAACCATTTGCGCTTTTTCAGGAAAACTACGCCAAACTGCCCAATGTTTATCTAGGTTTTTTATAACCCTATCTATGTCGTTTTCTAATAGGTACATGGCTTCATCTTCACTAATACCATTATCAGTTAAGTTCCTACCTACACCTATGCTTGTTCTAGGTGGCTCTGCGGTACATTCATATAAGGTACACATTAAACCTTCATGCCTTATAAGCATGTCTTTTACTTTATCGTACATATTATTTGTTGTGGACTCCTCTGAACTTTTCTGCTGTTCTAAGTGATGACATCCCAAGAAGGGATAAAAGAATTGTAGTAAGTTGCGAAAAATCAAACTCAAGCTTTTCAAGTTGTAAATCAGTACCGCTAACTACAGCTATCCAAGTTGCAATAGGCAATATAATGTAATGTGTGCAAAGACTAAACCCACAAACATATCCAATGCAGGGTCTCCATGACGATACAAACCAGTTCCCGTTTTTCGCTTCTTCAGCATTAAGAGCAATTTGTGCTTTATCCAAAGATATAAGTTCTTTTTGTAAGTCATGTGATAGTTGTTCTTTTAAGTCTTTATCCTGAACAAATTTGTCCAAGACATTATTTGCCACTTCAGCGATTTTGGTTATGCTCATAAATTAAATAAGAAAATCTCTTAAGAGAATCAATAGCATTGAAATGACTATTGTAGTTAGACCGCCTTTAATCCAATTATTTAAACCAGCAATATCATCATCTAGTTTTTCAAAATGCTTAAATGCTGTAGTCCACCTTTCTGAGCATTGAATCTCATGGTTTTTAAGGTCATGTGCTACATCATTAGCGGTCTTTCTAGGCATTAGTCTTCCTCTACTACTTCCTCTTTAGGTAGAGTTTTATCAAAGGCTTCAATCAATATGTTCTTATGATTGTTAATCATGTTATATAGATTGTAGCTTCTTTGTAGCTCAGCTAGTTCTCTTCCAGCTACATTTAATTCAACAGCTAAACGAGTTTGCTCTTCGTTTAAATCTTCTGCTGTATATTCTCTACCATTAAAATTAATTATTACGTTTTTCTCTTCACTCATATTACTCTCCAAGTATTTTATTTTTAATAACCTTTAGCCATTGTGGCTTCTTTCTTTTTATTATAAATAAAGATATACCTATTACAATAATTAATCCTATTAAAGTATCCATATATTATTCACCTATTGTTTTTGTTTCAGTAGTTGGGTTAATCTCTTCAGCTATTTTAGAGTCTAAAGCAGACTTTAAGTTTGCTACTTCTTCTTCACCCATAATGCCTTCTACCCAACCAGTAACCACTGCATTAGTTAAGTCTGCAAAAGGTATAAAGTCAGAACCAATATCATCAAGTGATAATGATTGTGTGCCATAAACACTAGCTGTATATGGTACTTCTTGACCATCTACTTCATGTGTCTCACTGCTCTCAGCGTTAAGTCTCCAATGCACATTGTAAACTGTGTCACTGTGTTCTTCGTATGTGGGATAAACATCTACTGTTTTACAGTCCCAAGTGTATATGTTGCTCATGTTATATTTCTCCTATATTGCTGCAATAATAAATGCTAAGAGTTCATTATACCTGACTCCTAACCTAGTTTTCTCTTCGCCTGTTGTTTCGTCTGTCCAAGTGCTTGATATAAACATACCATAATCACCTGCATCTAAACCTTCAGCACTAAAAGCCTGTTGTAAATCTTGTGCCATTATACCAAAGTGTATTCTAGCATCATCACCTTTATCAGCTACAGCAGACTTCCATCTGTACTTTTTAAGTAAACCTTTAGCTGCAACTGCAACTCTAGTTTCTGCTTCTGATAAATCTTCTATGTCTTGTTTTTCGTTTATGTCTGATGTTTGGATAGTTCCGTTGGTTGCATAGATGTCTTTGTAGCGGTTACTGCTGCCACCTATATCACAAACATTGTCTGTGTAAGCACCATTTTTAAATGGAATAAGAGCATTTGAACCAAAGGCTAAACCATTATGAGTAGAATTACCCTGTATATATAGGTTATCTGACGTTACAACACCAATACTGCCCACATCTGAGCCATCTTTTCTAAATGCTAACAGCTCTCCATCTGAGGTTAGTCTGTTTAATCTGAGTGGTCGTGTGTCATCAGTAGTAATGTATAAGTTACCAGTGGTGCGAACTTCAAATCCTTGCGTAAAACCAAAGTCTGCGGAAGTTTTACCCGCTAACAAGCTGCCCGATGTATCAAAACGCCCAGCCTCACTTCCACCGCCTGAAGTAAATATTAAATTTTGGCTATCTGTTTTTATAATTGCAGCAGTAGTTCCTGACTCTCTAAATCTTAGTGTTGGTGTATCAGTAGTGTCTGTATCATTTATAACTAT